AAACTGCGCTTAAAGTAGCATTACCTCCAGTAAAGGTTATAGTCTCACTAGAATTAAAATAACCTCTTATATCTTTTACATTTATTTTTGATGCATCAATAGATACAATTGTTGCTGTTGCATTACTTGTACCACCTGTTACTGTTAAACCTGAACTCATAGCTGCTGTATTAGCTGAAAAAGTTAAAATACCATTAGCAAATAATGGATCTTTTAATAAACCTATTTCTCTAAAATCATTATTAGCAATTAGAGTTCCGCTTTCAGTATTAGCTAATGAAACGCTAATACCTATTTTATTACCAAACAGTTCAGTAAGATTATTTGATCCGTGCCCATTAGGTGGTGATATTACTGCTCGTGCGGCAGCTGTAGTGGTCAAAAAACTATTCGAAACTGCATTGGTTACAAAACCTGTGTTACCTTGAATACTTACATTTGCATAAGTATAACCTGTGCCAACATTTATTACTTCTACATTTGCAACTACGTTAGCATTTAATAAATCGTTTACTCTTGCTCTAGCTACTGCTCCTGATCCATCACCTGTTATTATAACTTGAGGGCTTATAGAAAATTTACTATCTGAGGCTAAAGCTGTACTTAGTTCTGAAGCTAGTAAAACTCTTTTTTCGTTTGCTGTAACAATGTATTCGTCAATAATACCTATTTGTCCAGCACCTGTTCCTGATTCAACATAAAAAGCTGAACCTTTATAAAAATCTGTATTTGAAGATAACTTATCACCTATTTGTGTTACTGCAGTAACGCTTTTCTTAGTAGTAGATGAAGTTCCTGTAATTTCGTCTGTTGCATCTATAACACCTTTTATAGATGATACGGTAAGATGACTACTATTTGAATCTATAACTATTCCATTCGCTGTTCCTAAGCTTGCTAAAATTGAAGCTGCTGCTGTATTAGTTGAACTACTAACTGTAACTGTAGGAGTTCCTGAATGTGATTTACCTTTAGTTAATAAATTTACTCCAGTAATAGCTCCAGCTCCATCTACTGATGTAATTTCAGCTGTTGCAACAGTTGTGGCAGTTCCAGTAATAGCAATAGTATCTGAAGTAGTAAATCCAGCACCACCGTCAATAATTCTCAACCCATTAACGAATGATGTAGTTACTTCTTCTTTAACAAACCCTGAGGTACTTCCAACGTTTAAAACAGTACTAGTAGTTCCTGATAAAGCTATAAGTTTATTATCACCTGCTACACCATATTGAGTAACAAACCCATTAGCATAACTTGAATAATTATTACCTCCATCAGTTACTTTAATAACTTGAATAGATCCATCTATAGCACTTGTAGTTACTGATGCATTAGCAACTACTGGTATAAATTCGGATGTAGCAAATTTATCAAAAGTAGATTGTGGAATAGTATACATATACTTCCACTGATAACCATCTGATGATGTAATATAAATTGTATCATTTGCATTAGTTTCAGTTAATGATGGAGGCTGAGTAGATTTAGCCCCATAATTATTATCAATAACTTTAAATACATTATAATTAGAAGTTTCTTGCCTTACTACAAAATAATCTGTTTCATCTAAATGTGCAGTTGTATCATCATACATAGCATATTCAGTACCACTTGACCAGTCTTTTCTTTTAACCATATGAGTTACATCAACATCATTTATCTTTTTACCACCAATCATATTTCTATATGATTCATAATGAACTGCATTTACTGATTCTTCAAAAGCGGGAGTAGTATCTCCATCAGGAAACGGAGTATGTTTACCATAATAAAGATATAAAATTGTATTAGCAGGTTCAGTTATAGATTCTTTAAACTGTTCTGCGCTAGAAACTTTAAAATTATTTGTTATAAAACTATGTGGCATATTAACTCGTTGTTATTGTTGCATTCGCTGCTTGCATTGCCAGCGTATCTGATTCTCTTATTTTTACTACTTCACCAAATAACTTGGTACCTGATACGTGTAATATTTCTTTTAACTGCTCTTGATATTTAGCTAACGCTATACCAGTTCTAACAACATAAGAGTATTCTTGGTAATAATCACTATCTTGTATTTTAGATACATCACCAATAAAGCTTACTCTATCTCTCCATTGACCTTCTCCTACTCCTTGCTTACCTGTTTGAGCAGTTCCAGTTACAATAAAAGGTGTGTCATCATTTTGTAATTGAACTATAGCATTTGCTTCATAACCATACCCTGAATTTATAACCTCTAAGTTAGAAGCAACTCCATTTGCAGTTATAACTGTTGCATTAACTACAGCATTTAAACCAATAGGTAAAGTTGTATCGTCTTGATAAGCAAATAGTACATCAGCAGTAGCTCCAGAAGTTGCTCCTGTTAAAGAAGCTCCTGAAGAGAATGCTTGACCAAATTTTAATCTTCTTATCTTTACCTGCTCAACATTATTTACTGTTGATAGGGACTTATATGTTCCTGTAGCTATAGCACTTATAGTAGTAGCGGCAACTCCTGATGAATCTGGATTTATAGCTGCATTAGAAGAAAGAGTTATTATATCTGTTGCATCATTAAATGTACCAACTGGATTAGAAATAGTAATATGTGTAGCATTGGAAGTTTCAATAACTCCAGTAGCATTAGTTGCTGCTTGAGAAACACCTTCTCCTACTGCAATAGGTGTGCCTCCATCTAAAGTAATATTACCACTATGAGCTACTGAGAAGCCTCCTAATGATAAAGTTTGAGAAAGAGCTTCACCTTCTATAAATAAACCATTTCTATTTCCAATAACACATATTATATCTCTTCTATTAAATCCTGCTACGTAAGGATTATGAGCTAAAGGTACTGGATCTAAATTATATCCGCTTCCTGGGTTAATAAAGTTTAATGATTCTATAGTACCTATAGTAAACGTACTAAATGTTAATGCATTATATAATATTGTTGTTAAATCGGCTGAACCTGATTTAGGTAACCCATAACCAAAATCCATATTAACTGAAACTGATGCGCCTGAGCCTGTTGATGTATTAATAACTATTGAAGCATTAGCATCATATTCAGTGCCTGGTTCGTTTACAGTAATACTATGAACTGAACCTGAATTAGATGCATTAGCAGAAAATACTCCTGTAGCTGTCACGTTAGGAGCTCCTCCACTAAAAGTAACAGTATCAGACGGAGCATAACCTGTACCTGCTAATAAAGTAGAATTAGCAACATTGGCAAAAGCATTTACACCTTCGTTAGTAATAGTTCTACCATTCGTAAATGCACCATTAGCTAAGTTTCTTACTATAATATGATTTGTATTAGGTACTGATTTTATATTACCAACTGCACCTATTGAATTACCTGAAGCTCTCATTTTTGCTTTTAGTACAGCAGAAGAACCTCCTGATGTATTAATAGTTACTGCTGGTACGCTTTGATAATCTATACCGTTATTAGATATTTCAACACCTTGAACTCCACCACTATTATCTGTAACTATATTAGCTACAGCTGTAGTACCTGGACTGCCGCCAGTAAAAGTTACGGTATCTGAATTACTATAACCAGAACCTACAGTAGTTACATGAATACTATTAACAACTATGTTAGCTTCAAAAATATAATCACCAGCAGCAAAAGTACCATTCGCTGCAAAAGGCATTCCTGAATTAGCTTTAGCATTTATACCTATTGAAGTATCAACTATAACTGAATCTACAAAACCTATTCCTGAATTAGATCCGTTAACATGTACTGTTGAAGTTGGTTGTGGATTAGCTGCTGTATTATTTGCTCCTATTATATCAGTAAATAAGGAAAGAGTTTCTTGAGTACCTAAAGCTCCTACTTCAAAATCACCGCCTATACCTGTACCTGTGTTAGCAATATTAGCGTATGTATTACTTGTTACTCCTACTACAAATGCCTTTGTACCTTTAATAAACGGTTTATTATTAGCATTTAAGCCTATAACATTAGCAGACTCTCTAGTCTCTCTTCCAATAAATTCACCTGAAGCTGTTGCATTAACTACAGAAGAAATAGCTACATTACTTGCTACATTACTTATAGCTCCTACTCTAATAAAATCAGCATCAGTAAAATCGCCGTTAGCTATTTGAATAGTTACAGTATTACCTACACCTGATGCAACCCAGAATCCGTTAGCTATTGCAGTATTAGAAGCAATATTAATTCCTATTAATAAACTTCCGCTATTAGCAGCAGTAACAAAAGCAGTATTTGACATACCGGCATTCCAACTTACATTGGCTAAAGGTTGTTGTACAGTTTCAAATAGAAAAAAATCTTCTCTATCTACATTTGCGTTTACAGTATTTTCTACTACTATAGTAGCGTTAGAAGAAAGAGTTCTTGTAAAATTGTTTGAGACAGTATAACCGTATCCTCCGTTAGCTAACTCATAGTCAACTTTACCAGTAGCATCTTGTACCCCTGTAACTTTTGCTTTACCGTCTTTACCTGTAGATGATATTACATTAAATGTATCTCCAACACTAAATAACCTTCCACCGTTAGTTATACTAATATTAGTTAAAGAACCAACCATTTTAGGCGCATCATCTATTTGGCCATCATCGCTAATGAATTCACCTGTCTGAAAATTACCTACTACATTAGATAAGAAAGCTAAGGTTAATCTCTTACCACTTATTACCTTTGTAATAACTGATTCAACAAAAGCTGTAGCATTTGAACTAGAGCCTATTACTTCTTTACCAATAAATGTTTTCGTTCTTTCTGATGGAGATAATTCTAGATAAACAGGCTTTGTAAATGAGCTTTGTGATGGTATTAATACTCTAGAACTCGGTAGAAAAACTTCAATCTCTTGACCGAATAACATTCTAATTAAAAGCTCTATAGAACGTATACTACCTTTAGATTGATAAAGATCACTTATATGCTTTATCATGAATCTTTCATCTGATTCAGTTGATAATTGAGTTCCTTGCAAGAAAGTCTTTTTAAAATGAATTATAAAATCAGAGACGGAGTCATCAATATCTCTATTATTTTTTAAATTACGTAATACTTTAGTTGTTTGACCTGATGTTTCTAGCCATTCATAATAAGCTAAAACAAACTGAACAATCTCAGAATTTGATTCTCTAAAAATTTCAGGAAATTGATCTTCTATAAAATTAGAAATAAACTCAGGATTATCAAGCATTATAATCTCTCTTGATTAACGTTTAAAATAATATCTTCAGAATTAAGTTGTAGTATTGTTGCTTGTTTACTATTTAAATCTTTATTTTTAGCTCTTGCAAATATTTTTAAAACTCCACCACTGAATGATGGAATTAGAACTGAGTTAATTTCTACTTTACCAGTTGTATAATTTACAGAACCTGCATCGGCTAATAATTCAACAAATTTATTTTGAGTATCTAACTTAACTATTTTTAATTTTCCTGCTCCATCATCAACAAAAAACGCATTAGTATCTGTTAAGTAAGTAAATAATGTAGACTCAACTGCTGGAAGGTATAAAGATTTAGATGTAGAGCTGTTAAATAAATCGTCTGGATTTAGCTCATTATCAAAATTAAATTCATAAGATGCTGGTAGAGTTGAACTAGGAGTTAATTTTTTAAATAACCTAATATTTAATTGTGAAGATAATATGCTTGTATCGCTATCATCCATAGAATTAAGTGCTTTTGAATTTCTATACTTAGCATTAAAAGAATTAATACTCGTATTAGCATAACTTAATAAAGCATTCTGTGCTTTTGTTTTTATAGTTGATGCATTCTGAGTTGTTACAGATATATCATAACTTACATCACTTACAACTTCAAGAAAAGTAAATTCAGGCTGAACTACTTCTACGTCAATACCGACAGGTGTTCTTTTAGTAAAGAAATCTGTTATTGATGACTTAGTAGAAGCTGGTACACCATCTGCATCTTTCATATCAACTGCTAAAATGACTTTACCATAGCGAGGAGGAGACATTTCTTCTCCACCAAATGCTAAAATATTTTGTATATTAGGAAACTCTCTCTTACCTAAAATTTCATAGTCATTACTAGTAACCGCTCTTTCTTGTACTTGGAAAGCTTTAGGAGCATTTTTTCTTATGCTTTCTATATCTTCTGCTGGAGCTCCTCCGCTTGAATTAGATACTGTCGTTACTACAACGTTACCGTACTTATTAGAAACAAGGTCAGTATTAGTAAATATTTTACCATTATTACCATCTTCTTTACTTGAAACTCTATACTTAACTTTTACTATATTGCCTAATACAGGCTTCTTACCAAATATACCATCACCAAATGTTACCCTAAATCTGTTCCCTTTAGAAGGTTCTATGAAATAATTATTAGAAGAAGCTGTTAGCCCAAATAATGTATCAGCTTTAGACCATATAGCATTTACTGTACTTGTATTTGAAACTCTTACATTTACCTCTAAACTATCTGTATCAACAAGAGAGTTAGAAATAGTGGCAGTAAAATTATTAGCGCTAGTTACAGGAAAAAATTCTTCAATTATATTTCCTTCATATATTTCTATTGTATCACTTATCCACGTAGCATTGCCATTTGCATCTTCTGATTTAGTAATAATAGTATCACTATCTAAAGAAAACGTTTTATTTTTTCCATTTATACCTGAAGTAAATCTATGCCATTTATTTAAAGATACGGTCCCTGGATCATCATTAGGATAAACTCTTATTGTAACTTCAGCTCTTGCTGCAGATGCTGATCGAGGAACATAATTTAATTCTTTAGCATGAGATACGATACTGTCCCTAATCAATGCTGTATCTAAAAACATCTCATTAGCAATCATATTAGTATAAAAATTATTTAAATAAGTATTATATGCAAGAACATCAAGCAAGGTACTAATATTAGAACCTTCAAAGTCATAATCTTTAATATTATTCTGACTACTTAAAAAAATCTTTAAATTATTTTTAATTGTATCGAAATCTAAATCAACTACTGATGTTGCTGTATTTGCTGCCATTATCGTACCCTATCTAAAACTATATTGAATGTTGATGGCTTTTCGGCATTCATTGCCATAAATGTAATATAAACATTTAACGAATGTCTATCTTCGTCATTTTCTACTATTATATCAATTATATCAGCCCTCGGTTCAAAGTTTTCTATTGTTTCTCTTATTGCTTCTTTTACGTTATAACTAGTATGAGGTGTAGCTAATTCAAATAAAAGATCTTTAATATTTGAACCTAAATTAGGTTGCATTAACCTTTCATAAAAATTAGTTTGTAATAAATTTTTTATTGATTGCTCGATAGCCGCTTCATTAGTTATAGTT